CCTGCACCGTCTAGCAGGCCTTAAAATGGTTTAGACAAACTGAATTGCATGGATACGACGATTTAAAGGTTAAAATCGAAGACATTAACTTTAAATCGGACGCTTCAATTCTTAAAAACTTACATATACCCTTATGTTACTAATCAGGATGAGTTTGAAATCCAGATTACCTTCGTACGACGGGGACAGTTAAGTCACTTATCCGTTTAAATTTTTGACTTCCAGAAACAGAAACATTACCTACTGCTCAGAATACAGATTCAGAGCGATTGGAAACCACCAACTTTGTGGTATCACAAGAAGAAGTAGTTTCCGCCGTTCCACGAGACATGTACGTCACCACTTTTGACACCGTTGATGATCATGTCACTCTCGAGATTGCCAAATACTTAGAAAAGCCAATTATTATTGAACAAGGAAAATTTGACCAAGGAGACACTGCTACAACTTTCACTTCTCACAACTTACCCGAGAAGATGTTGCAAAACGCAATGTATGCTAATAAAGTTAGAGGGTATGCTGGTTTTAGAGCCACTTGTGTCTTAACTCTACAAGTTAATTCGGAGAAATTCCAACAAGGCCGGTACATGCTAACTGCAGTACCTTGCGGAGGAGGAATATCTTCCACTAAATTAACAGATAGTGTTAATGCCCATTGTGCTTCTTTGGTGCAACGTACTATGTTGCCCAGAGTGGAAATAGATCTAGCAACTCAAAAAGCTGCAGTTTTAAAACTACCTTATTCATCTGCTTTTAACTATTACTCTTTAGTTAATGTACAACCTACTACTAGTGTATGGTACACTCTGCGTATTTTTCCTTACTCCAATTTGGAAGCTGTCGCTGGTGCTATCGATGCAAGGTTTGTATTATGGGCGCATTTTGAAGACGTAGTTTTGATTGGTCAGTCTGCTCCTGTAGGTTTGCAGTCTGGTCATCAAACTATTACTATTGCTAAGAAAGGAAAATCATCTACAGAAAAAGAAGCAAAGTCTGATACTTTAGGTCCTATATCTAGTATTACATCTAAAATTTCAACAGCTGCTAATATTTTAACAGTCGTTCCTTTTGTAGGTTCTTACATGTCAGGAGTGAGTTGGGCAGCCGATATAGTTACAAGTGTAGCTAAGGTATTCGGTTATTCCGCTCCTCCGAACGTAGCACAGTTGACTAGAGTTCAGTATGCATTGAATGCTTACGGTACTAATATTGATAAGTTTGACCAATCTTTACCTTTAGGTTTCTCCACGAAAAACGAAGTAGAAAAACTGCCTGGATTGTCTCCAGATGACTTAGATGAGATGGCAATATCTCACTTTTTGTCGAGGAGTTGTTGGTTCCGTACAGTGAATTGGTTAGATACTGCCATTTATGACGATTTGATCGCTAGGTTTAATGTCGGTATTTATCCTAATAACACTGTGCATACTGTAGCATTACCTACAGTACAACAATGTCCTAGTCCTATGCAATTTATGGCTCTTCACTTTGCTAAGTGGAGAGGTTCTATCTGGTTTAGAATTAAGTTTGTAAAAACAGAATTTCATACTGGTAGAATTTCCATAATGTTTACTCCTACCAATAGTAGTTTAGTACCTCCGGCGCTTACTAGTGGTATCCAACCATACCTATACAAAGATATAGTTGATATCACCGATTTAACCGAATACACTTTTTGTGTACCTTACATTCATCCACATGATTACATCAACACTATAGTCACTATTCCAGC